GTATCAGTATGGTTTCCGTCTTCCTCACTGGACAAAAGCTGAAGAACAATTACATGAAGTTAATGAAATCCTAGCACTTGGCGGTAACAGGTCAGGGAAAACTCAGTGGGGTGCATTCTCCGTTGTCCGAGCCGCAGTTGAGAATCCTAATTCTGAGATATTTTGCTTCGCCCAAACATCCGAGGTTTCCATTCGCCAGCAACAAAGTGCAGTCTGGGCATGGTTGCCAGAGTATCTGAAGACTAAGTTCACAAGCGCAAGTGCATACATCTCCTACAAGAAGAAAACAGGCTTTACTGATTCATCGTTAATCCTCCCAAATGGATCACAAATCATCTTTAAGACATACTCGCAGTATCAAAACAATCCGACAATCCTAGAAGGTGCCGAACTTGGATCAAGGAATCCAGTGTGGCACAATATCGGTGTGTGGCTGGATGAGTATCTTCTTGGCCCTGAACTAATAAACACCCTACGATTCCGTCTTGCTACTCGTAACTCCAAGATGCTTGTCACGTTTACTCCTATTGATGGATGGACTGAAGTAATCAAAGAATATCTCGATGGAGCAACAACTGTTGAAAGCCGCGAAGCTGAACTACTTAATAACGAACTTGTTCCGTATGTGCAGCGATCCAAGAAGCTAAATGCTTCAGTTCATTACTTTCACTCTCAGGACAATGCCTTCGGTGGATATGAGCGCATCAAGGAGACATTAAAAGGTAGGACACGCGAGGAGATTTTAATCCGCGCATACGGTGTGCCGATGAAGTCACACGCTACTAAATTCCCTAAATTCAACAAGGTGGTAAATGTAGTTGACCCTGACAAGATTCCTAAAAACAACGTCACAAAGTATCATGTAATCGACCCTGCTGGATCGAAGAACTGGTTCATGTGCTGGATTGCAATGGACGAGACTGGGACAATGTGGGTGTATCGTGAATGGCCTGGAGTTGACGTAGGTGACTGGGCTGAGTGGAGAAGTGGTAAGTGGATGCCTGGAGAAGGTGCGAAAGGACAAGGATTTGGCATTAGAGACTACGTTGAGCTTATCGAAGAACTTGAAGGCGATGAGGAAATATTTGAACGGTTAATTGACCCACGACTTGGTGCTGCGAAGTATCAGGTGCAAGATGGATCGTCGTCGATTATCGAAGATTTGAACGAAGCTGGTATGGTTTTTATCCCCGCCCCAGGACTAGACATTGACGATGGATTGCAAGCATTGATCGGAAAAATGGCATGGGACACAAGTAAGCCGCTAGATGCCGTTAATCGCCCACATTTTTACATTAGCTCTGATTGCGAGAACATTATCCAAGGGTTATCTGAGTATACTGGAGACGGTGGATTAAAAGAAGCATGGAAGGATGTGATTGACGTTTTACGCTATGCTGCAATCTCTGGAATAGATCATGTTGACAATTCCGTCAGTTTGGTTACAACTCAGGGCGGTGGAGGTTACTAATATGAATACCAAAAAAGAAGCAAAGAAACGAGGAAGACCAGCAAAGGTCGTAGAAGAGATTATTGTGGAACTACCAGAAGCCCCATTGCGAGCTATGATTGTAGGAGTCTGTAATAATCCAACATGGCTAAAAGCGCGAATTGATGGATTTAGCGTCAATGTAAAATGTCCAGCACAGATATCAAAACGCTTGCTAGGAAAGGAAGTTGATGTTATGCTCGTCAATTCCGACCTTGAGGACTACTACCAATACATACCATGAATGACGTTCAGCAATTAGAAGATGAGTCTCTTGTTTATTTAGACAAGAAGCCTGATATTAACGCATTAGCTGACGCTTATGACACTTGCTTAGTTGATCTTGATTATTATTTTGAATCATGCCTACGGTCATACAATGATCGACGCAACATTTGGGATGGCAAATCTGATGACTTACGCAAGAATGGTTCAAATGCATTCCCGTGGCAAGGTGCGTCAGATCAAGAGGTGAACGTAGTTGGTGAGCGCATCGACATGTATGTTGCTCTATTTGACCAAGCATTAGCTCGATCACATATCAAAGCGTTTCCTACGTCGATGGCAGCAATGCCTAAAGCTGCTGTAGTCTCTGGTTTCCTTAAGTGGATGCGATCATCTTACATTCCTGACTTTAAACGTCAGATGGAGCTTGGTGGCAACTACCTAATGGAGAAAGGAATCATGGTTTCCTACGTTGGTTGGAATCGTGAGAAGCGTTCTTACCTACAAACTGTAAGTCTTGAGGAGATTCAACAAGCATCACCTGACCTAGTAGAGTTGATTCTTAGTGAGCAAGATGATGAAATGCTTATTGATTTGATTCAGCAATCATTTCCTGATCTTTCTAATAAGAGAGCAAAGAAATCAATTAAAGACCTTCGTAAGATGGGTGTGGCTGAGATCCCAATATCTCGTCAAACCATTGACTGCCCAGTTGTTTACTCATGCGCTCCCGATGGCGAAGTAATGTTCCCATCGTATATATCTGACCCACAACGCGCACCATACATGTTCTGGCGTACGTTCCTCACAGCACAAGAGCTTGAGAAAAAGGTGACGAACGAAGGATGGGATCGTAAATGGGTAGACAACGCTATCGAAACACTTCGTGGAAAAGACTCCATGTATCTCGATGGTGAGAAGGTAAAAACTCAAACTCGCCTACCAATCACAGATGACAATGATCTTGTAATGATTGTCTATGCGTATCAACGATTGATCGACGAAGAAGATGGTTCCGAGGGCATTTATTGCACAGTATTCCATCCACAGACAGATGGTTATGCCAAGCATGAGCTTCTCAACGGTTATGACGATTATCCATTTGTGGTAACTCGATTAGCTAACGATCAAAAGCGCATGTATGAAGTGCAGACATTCTCTGATATTCTTCGTGGGCCACAGATGCAAATCAAGACAGAACGCGACAGTCGAATTGATCGTGCGTCACTTGCTACCCTGCCTCCTATTATGCACCCTGCTGGCAGACCTCCATCTGATTGGGGGCCTGGACGTAGAGTTCCATATCGTCGATTAGGTGAGATTGCTTTCGGGCCAATTCCTCCACGAGATGACGGCTCAGTAGAGAGCGAGCTTTCCATGCGTGGACAAGCTGATCGTGCCATCGGATTAGACCTTACAAATCCGCTCTCATCGGCACGTCAGCAGTATTATATCGGTAAGTTTCTTGATCACGTTAAGGATGTGCTTACGATGGCATGGAAGCTATATCAGCGGATGGGGCCAGATGAAGTATTCTTCCAAGTAACAGGTAATCCTAACCCACAAGTAATGACGAAGGGTAGTCCTGATGAGAACTTCTCGATCATGGTATCATTCGACTCATTGTCCAGCGATCCAGAAACAGCAGAGACGCAGTTGAAAAACATGGTGTCACTTGTCCAGTTGGATCGCAATGGCATCCTCGATGTTAACAAGCTACTTGAGTTTGCCGCATCGTCGATCAATCCTATCTTTGCTGACTACGTATTGCAACCAGTCGAGGAAGCGCAACAGAAGGTTCAGAAGAACGTCACCGATGACCTTGCGAAGATATTTGCTGGCATCGAAGTTCCTGCTCAACCGAACGGAGCGCAGATTGCCATGCAGATGGTTCAGGCATACGTCCAGCAGCCCGATGTTGCGGCTAGAGCGCAGCAAGATGAGGCTTTCGCAGGTCGCTTGACCAAATATGCTGGAGCCTACCAGTTCCAACTACAACAAGCACAGAATGCTGAAATCGGAAGAATTGGAGTAGCTCCCGCCGAAATGGGTGGTATAAACCTTCAAGACATGAATCAACAATAATGCCTAAATACGGAGACATAAACCCAACAAACAACCTTGTTTTTGTTCAACGAGGTTCTACATATCCAAACGGAGAGTATTGGGTTTCAAGTGAAGTCTTTGATAATAGGAGAAAAAACTTATACAATAAACAAAAAGAAAAGCTCAAGTTGAATCCCGAATTTGCAAACGAGATAAAGGGAAAGAATAAGGAAAGAAGCAACCGACTTGAAGTGAAGAAAAAACGTGTTGATATTCACAAGATTAAAATGAAAAACGATCC